TTCATTGACGAGCACGATGAGGACGACTTCGTTGCATACTACGAAGAATATGTTCGTTGTGGTGAAGCAATCGGATTCGAGGCAGTTGATGCCTTGATTGAAGAGCAAGGATGCGTATCTTACGTCGAAAACTGTGACGAACGCTATCAGGGTTGCTATCAATCAACCTCTGACTTTGCAGAGGAGTTCTACACTAACACCATGTGCCTAGATATTCCTTCCGCTATTGTTGTTGATTGGGAAGCAACTTGGGACAGCGCATTGTATTACGATTTCACTGCATGTTCTGACGGTGGCACTTACTGCCCCTGGCATATCTTTGCTGATAACTGATGCCTTCGGGCACCACGTTAACTAACATTTTTCTTCACTACATGCTCACTCTCAACTGTAACGATTCTGCCTCAATCTGGACTCTCAAAGTATCACCTATCAGGGGTAGGATTGCAGTCCGTTGGTTTAACTCTCCACTGAAAGAATACACATTCAAGCATGTCTCACGACGTGCAATCTTACGTTATACCTGGCAGAACATTACCTGTCGCCCGATGAGGCAAACTCCCGGCGAGTTTGTGAACAGAAATGCCTGGCGTTAGGAAACCACCTGGCAGACTGGCACACAGGCGACCCCAGACCGCCCCTGCCTGTGCCTATAATGTCTGTATGAACAACGATCAACGCATACGCGCCAACCTCGCTGCCTTTGGCGATAACTACTGCCCGCCTCGTAACTGGTGTCAGTCTGAATTCTTTGGTCAGGGTTGCTGCCTGACCCCTAAGCAAGTTGAGAAGCGCCGCCGTCGCGCTCTGTGGCAATCCTGAGACTGTCCACCATCACCCCGGAATCGCCCCATCCCGTGCCTATAATGACTTCAGTTCAAACAAACACACACAAAACCATGAAAGAACTCACCATGAGCACCTACAACGGTTGGGCAACTTACGAGACCTGGAATGCTGCCCTGTGGATTCAGAATGAGACTTTTCTCTACAACACTGCTGTGGCATGTGTACAGTATTGTGGAGAGAATGAGACCCCTTGGGATAAGTTTGTTCGCTGCATGATGCAGGGACAGATTGGACGCTTCCTAGGTTGCACTGGTGACGGCGTGGCATGGGATAGCGTGGCGATTGATGCAGACGAGATGAACGAACTGCTTGCCGATCTCTGAACTGTCCACCATCGCCCCCTAAGCGCCCCCCCTTGTGCCTATAATGACTTCAGTTCAAACAAAGCAAATGACCAACCCTAACATTGACCTCGCCGCAATCCTGGCAGACTATACCGACCGGTACAACAAGATGCAAGCACGTTCTGCCGCTAATCGTCAGGCGTTCAATGAGGGTCGCCCTCAACCCTTTACGTCTGCACAGGGTTACGGCACCTGGAACATTTCAGACCGCGACTGACACTAACCCTAGCACACTTTTCTCACTTCGTTATGTATCGCCTCGCATCCTCACTTATCACTAAGCGCACTCAATATGTGCATCATGAGATGAACATTGCGTTGCCTGCTTATGTGCAAGCAGCGGCAGAACGTAAGTCTGTCAATGGTTACGAAGGGCACGTTAATCCTGACCGCAATCGTTACACTCACGCACCCGGTGCTAAGCGTATTGTTTCACCAGAAATCGTGTGACAACTAAACAACTATTCAAACTTGCTAAGTTGCAAGGTTGGACAAAGAAACGCAACGGTGGATCACACTATGTCTTCACAAAACATGAGCACAGCATCACAATCCCCTACAAAGTTAAAAATGACTTCACAGGCAAACTTATCGCAAGACAATTACAGCGAGTTTAAGATTGTCAAACTTAAATCAGTCAAACCTCGCAAGGCACAGTTACACTTTACGAAGGGTCACTAATTAACACTGAGGGGCAGTTAATTTGCCCCTTATTTGTTATATTGGCGCGGCCGGGCGAACGGGTCCCATCTAGCACTTTCTAACCTACAAAAGTATCCAAACGAGCAATAAATATCATCTAGAATAAAAAAATTTCCGCAGAAAAAATCGCCGTGAAAAGTTGAATGGGATTTCTACCACCGCAAGCATTATATACTAATATACTAGAGAGATTTCCGGTAGATGTACCAGGTTTACGGGAGTTTGGTGAAGTACGAAGGGGTTATACCTCTTGTACTTTAGAAAGGATAACAGAGAAACCCGAGTTACTTTTATTACCTGGGGGTGCATTTGAGTTACGACCATGGGCTGCAATAGGGGATGCAATAACGAAAGGAATTGCAAGTACTTTAGGATTACCGGAACCAGTTAACAAAGAAGATTGTCCGTATATAAGTCCATATGATCCATTTTTTATACCTATTGATGCAACTGCAAATCCTTTTTTGCCATTTGCAGGTACTACCAAGTTAATAGATTTTAGAATTATTGGTCCTGTTGCATGTATTATTGAAGATCCACTGCCATCTATCGATATCGATAAACCTGCAGAATCTTTCAGGTCACTTGCAGAACCTGCCAGAATTGGTATATGGCCATTTTGGGCACCGAATCCAGGGTTTGGGAAATTAGGTCCATTATTTTTCGAGCCATTTATATTTAATGATAATCCGGAACGAATTGTACCATTTTCACCACCTGGCGATTGTTATGGAAGGTCTGGTACTGGTGCGTCGATTTCTGGTACAGGTTTATTAAAGTTGAGAGCGACAACTGCAGGATATTACACCGATAGGAATTTCTTTGATAGGCAATGGATATTAAAGGAGAGAGAGTTTATCCGAAAGTATAATATGAATGGAAGATTTGAGATGCCTTGGAGACCTGACCGAGCATCGTTTCCGATAGATCCTAATAATATCAAGAAATTTGTATCATCACCAATTACACCATATACATTTTTCTCAACAAATATAGTAACTGGTAATTGTGCTGAAGACGTAATGATGCCATATTTACGTTGTGCGGATCATATTATGCATTATAAACCAACAGAAATTAAGGCATTACGTTTTTATTATTTTGCGTTATCACAAACAGTTACATATGATCCTGTGAATACATTACCACCATGTCAAGCAGTACCTAGATTAAATCCACCAGAGATGACATTATTACATATGACTGTGGATTGCAATCATGATATTATGAGTATTTTAAAACTTATATGTTCCAGATCATTGGTAAACGGTCCATGTAGAAATAATAAAGTATATGATAACTTAGGTGAAGTACCTGATTCTTTACCAAGAAATGATAGTTTAGAAAGCGAATGTTTTGATGAAGTTGGTGCTTATACTACATATATTGGGGACTTAGAAAATTTCTTTAGTCAAACTGCCCAAGTTATAGGACAAGCAAATAGTATAGACGAGTTTTTAATCCTATGAGTATTTTCCCAGCACTGTATGCCGGAGCAGACCTCACAACCGGTCATGATGTATTTCCACCCGTGGGATTTGTACCACCTCCTATAGGAGCATCAAGTGATGTTATAATTAATGGTCGTTTTGCACACCATGCAGGAAATAAGACAATCGTACATTTTGCACCTAATCCTTTGTTTCCACCACCACATCAAGATGTAATTAGAACAGGATTTCCTACTGTGTTAGTGAATGGTGGTATGGTTGCGAGTTTAAGTTTATCAGTATTAACTCCAGATCCACCTGGAATTCCTGCGATATCATTTATGTCAGGTTTTAGTGCTGTAAATGTTATATGTGGTGTAGGAAGTCTAAATACACCAGCACGAATTAGTGGTATTGCGATATGAATAATAACGAGGAATTAAAAGCAAACATCAAGTATAAAACTAAAGATGGAACTTTGAAGGAGCAAAGATTTGATAACTTTAATGAATTTGCCGATGCAATTCAAGATGCAGCAATGAATTTTTATGAAACTGGCGTAACACCACAACTTGATATTGAAACACAATATGGAAACATCACACGAAGAGAAACTGTTACAGGAAATCTTGATCAAACTGAATTCCTTAGAGAAACGACTGATTAATTTAGAGAAAAACCAGGGAAATCTAGACATCAAGTACAAGCGCCCTGGAGCGACGGAACATGAGAAGTTGGCAGAGACACTTGATTATCTGCACAAGGCACTTGACAGACGCTCCTAGGCATGTTAGAATGACAAAGTAACTCAAGAGGTATTATGGCAAAACGTCCATCATTAACAGGAGCAAAGACAATCGAGTCCAAACCGAAAAAGTCTCGACAGGGATGCGGTCAGCATACTAAATTGTCTGCTACCAGTCGAAACAAAGCGAAGAAGCGTTATCGCGGACAGGGACGATAAATATTTTTGAGATAGAAACCTCTCTAAAAGTTCTACATATGTAGTTCTTAAGAGAGGTTTTTTCATGGCCAATTCACCTGTAGATAAGAGTAAAGAATTTATTGAGTCTGGTATGACATTAATTACCGACCAAGCAGCAGACAAGTATTTGAACGCTGCAAAAACAAGTAATCCTCCTGCAGATAGAATGTCTAGGCATTGTGGTGGTAAAAATGGGTTTGATGATTATGTCGAAAGATGGCATAAATAAGAAAGAAGTCATAATCTATTCTTGTGCCTACTTTTCAGTCATTTAAAGATCTGAGTATTGCTTTAAAGCCACATCCCGTAACTGGAGATGTGGCTACAAAAAAAGACCAGGCTGCCATTCGTCAATCCGTATCTAATTTATTATCAACGAGAAAAACAGAAAGATTGTTTAATAGTCAACTTGGTACAAATTTAGACGCATTGCTTTTTGAACTTCCTGGTGTAATTATTGAATCTCAACTTAATGATGAAATTTCTGAAATACTAGCAAACTATGAACCCAGAATCAATATTGATACCTTAGATATTACATATGTAGAATCTGAGGATGCATATCGAGTTGAGTTATATTATGTATTTGTGGGTAGAGAAGATACTCTTCTAAGCTTAGAACTTTTATTGGAGAGACCATAAAGTGCCTTATTCGCAGCTCACAAACCTAGATTATTTACAGATAAAGGAAAATCTCAAGACTTATTTGAGAACTCAGTCAGATTTTACTGACTATGATTTTGAAGGATCTGCTTTAAGTCATATTCTGGATGTGTTAGCGTATAACACATATTACACAGCATTCAACACCAATATGGTTGCGAATGAATTTTTTATCGATTCTGCTACTGTTCGTGATAATGTAGTTAGAATTGCAAAACAATTAGGATATAGACCAAGATCAAAAGTTGCTCCAAAATCCGTCATTGATTTTACTGCCACAGTAACTTCAATTAATAAACCATCAACCTACACTCTACAAAAAGGAACTGGGTTTATTACAAATTTTGACAACGTTTTGTATAATTATATTGTTCTTGATGATGTGACCGTTCCGGTTAATGCAGGAGTTGCATCATTCACTAATGTAGAAATATTTGAAGGTAGTTTAATAACAGAATATTTTACATTTGACGAATCAACACAGGACAAATTTATTTTATCAAATCCACAAATAGACACATCTAGTGTTAGAGTGAATATATTTGAGAATGAAAACACTACATCTAAGATACCTTTTTTTGCTGCAAAAAATATTTTAGATATAAATGCTAGTTCACCAGTATTCTTTATTGAAGAAATAGATGATGAGAAATATGAGATTACATTTGGTGATGGAACATTTGGTCAAAAATTATCAACTGGTAATTACATAGAACTTAGTTATATTGTTACTGCAGGACCTGAATCTAATGGGGTTACATCATTTAGATTTAATGGTGTCCTACTAGATGCCAACAATGCTAAGTATCCAACCACAGTTAGTGTTGATCGTGTAACAGAATCCTATGGTGGATCAGATATTGAATCAATCAATGATATTAAATATATCGCACCAAAATATTTTTCAACACAAAACAGAGCTGTTACTACTGAAGACTTTGAAGCGATTATTTCCAAAATTTATCCTAATGTTGCAGACATTATTGTCTATGGTGGCGAAGATGAGGAACCACCTGAATATGGTGTAGTAAAGTTAGTCATTAAACCAAAGGTTGGTAAAATCATTGGAAATTCAGTTAAAAAATTAATTGAGAGTGATCTTAAAGAGTATATGGTTGCTTCAGTTAGACCAAAAATTATCGATCCATCAATTCTATTTGTTGAGATAAAATCAGTAATTTATTATTCTAGAGTTAAGACGGTAGCAACCGCATCTGACATAGTTACTGATGTGGTGGAAAGTATTCAAGATTATATTAAACTTTCTGACACTGAGAAATTTGGAGGTAAATTTAGATACAGTAAATTAAATGGTGTAATTGATGGTACTGATGAGGCAATTGGATCTAACGAAACTGAGATTACTTTACGGAAAGATTTTGTGCCTCTTCTAAACACAACATCTTATTACGAAATTTGTTATCAAAATAAGTTTGATAAAAATTGTGACGGGGCGACTGTGCAATCAACTGGATTTATTGTTTCCGAATACCCCAATTTTACAGTATATGTCAAGGATATTGATGGAAGAATGGTCCTATATAGGATAGGCGGAGACGGTATTGACATCATATTAGATAATAATGCCGGTGAAGTGAATTATGAGACTGGTGAGATTAAATTGTACAATTTAACTATCATTAAAGGTTCTTACACTGATAATACTATAGAGATTAGAACCGTCCCATATAAAAAAGATATTTTTGCTTTCCGCGAACAATACTTAAGTATAGATCTTGAAAAAAGTACTTTTACTGCAATACCAGAGTAAGAAATGACGATAAAGTTATCAAGCTTAATTAAAGGACAATTACCTGAGTTTATTAACAATCAGTATAGTTCCTTTGCGTCTTTCTTAGAAAAGTACTACGAAGGATTAGAGGTACATGGTCAACCGTTGGATATTTTATCCAACATAACTTCATACTATGATATTAATTACTATCAAAAAAATTTACTGGAGAGAGGATCTAGATTAACGCAATCGGTCAATCTTACAGACACCACATTCGAACTAGAAGATGCTTCAGGATTTCCTGATGAATATGGTTATTTTAAAGTAGATGATGAAATCTGTTTTTATACAGAAAAAGATGGAAATACTCTAACTGGCGTCTATAGAGGAGTGAGTGGAACTACTCGTCTTGGTGATTTATATAAATCTTCAACTTATACAAGTTCAGACTCAGCAAATCACTCTGCTGGCGCAACAGTACAAAATATTAGTAATCTGTTCCTATTTGCTATTGTAAAGAGTTTTGAGTCTCAATATCTTTCAAGTATTCCAAAATCATACTTGTCTGATACTATAGACAAGAGAACTTTAATTAAAAATATTACAGATTTTTATAAATCAAAAGGTTCAGAGAAATCAATTAAGTTTATTTTCAATTCTCTGGTAGATTCAAATCCATCTAATGCCGCTACAATTACCAGACCATCAGAACAAACTTTAAAATCATCTGAATCTGATTGGATTTCAAATTATGAAATTTATATAAATGTCATTTCTGGTAATTCAAATAATTTAGTTGGTGAAAAAATAGAGCAATTTAATCCATATGCTTCAGCTATTGTTGATTCTATTGTCGAATTTCAAGATTCAACAAAATTAATTGTTGATAAAAGGGCATTAAATTCTGAATTTGCAATTTATGGATATACAGAATTAACAAATCCAATTGTCCCTACAAATGGGGAAGTGTTTATTATTGATGTAGTAAGCACGAAGGCATGGAATAACTCCAACAAATTTATTTACATAGGTAATGAAATATTTGAAATTGTAGATAGAAATATAAATCAATTTTACATTATTAAAAGAAGTGGGAATAATTCATATCCCGTAGGCACAAAATTATATGACAGACCTCCATTAGAAGTAAATGGAGTGAAGTTTCATGTAACTGGGTCTGTATATAATTTAAAACCACAAAATAAAATTCCATATGCAAGTATTGGTGAACCAATTCTAGAATCTCCTTCAGCAATTTCTAGTAGAAATGTAACTGTATATGATGTAAATTCTGGACAATACAGATGGATCACTAATCAGACTAACCAACGTCCAACAGTTTCTACTAACGCAGCAATTCAAGAAGATCTTAAATATGTAAATGCAAACGTTTCTGCGATATTTGAAGATGAAACTTATTTCTATATTTGTTCTTCGGGATATCCATCTTTTGATATTCTTAGTGCTACCGATCCTAATGGGTTAGAGAATAACAAATATCTTAAGTTAGTAAGAAAAACTCCAGTTTCCAATACGGAAACTTATAATATTGGTAAAGATGATGTTGGTATCCTTTTAGATGGAACTCTAATCTATAGCAAAATTAGCAATAATTCAGTTAAATATGGACCGATAGAAAAAGTAAATATCAATTCGAAAGGTTCTGGATATAAAGTACCTCCTGTAGTTTTAATTAATAACTCACCGGTAAAAGCAAAAGCTATTCTTTCTGGAGAAGTTGTTTCGGATATTGAAATTCTAACGAATCAAACTTACAGAAGAACTCCTAGTGTCACAATAACTTCAGGTAGAAATGGAAAAATTGAAGCATTAGTAACTTCAGGAAGAATCACCGATATGGTGATTACTGATCCAGGAGAATACTATACATCTCCACCAATAATTGTAATTACAGACAAATTGGGTAAAGGTAGATTTGCTAGTTATAAAACTACAATATCTTCTAAGGGAAAGATTACTGGTGTTATAAAAATTGACGAGGGAAGAAATTATACGCAAGAAAATGTTTTAGTATCAGTAATTCCTGTTGGTAATGGTGCAAATGCGTCCGTAGAAATTAAAAAATGGTTTAAGAATAGATTTAATGAGTATACAAATATTGATGCTAATAGTGGAATAGTAGCAGACAAAAAATTTAAATTGAATGTATCTTTGGGAAAAACTTATGCAGTAATTGCAAACCCAAAAAAACTTAGATATAGTCTAAATGATAATATAAACGCAATATTAAATGAGACTCCATCAGGTGAGCACTCAAAAATTATAGGATTTGCTTATGACGGAAATCCTATCTATGGTCCATATGCATATGAAGACCCAAGTAATCCACAATCATCAGTTGTTAGGATGCTCTCTGGATATCAGTTAAATGCAACCAGAGAAAATGGACCCACAATAAGTCAGTATCCATTAGGATCATTTGATGAAGATTTTACATGGGTTCCTAATGTAAATACCGGAAAAACATATCTTGATAAAAATAATGGAAGATTTTGTGTAACTCCAGATTATCCTGATGGAGTATATGCATATTTTGTTACTATAGATGCATCGGGTGATTCCGTATATCCATATATTTTGGGGCAAAATTATTATTCTATTCCAGTAGATTCTAACTACAATTCACCTATTACTCAAGATCAAGTTCCAAGATCAGCAAAATTAGTAGATAGCTCTAAGTTTCTTAAAAATGGGTCTGGATTTTCTGCGATTGTTTCTGATGTGCAGCAAGGATCAGTAAGTGGTTTTATTGTCGATACTGTCACTAGGGAACACAATCCTGGAAATAAATTGGTCATTCTTGATCCAAATGATTCCGGATCTGGATTAGAAGCATCTGTTGGTGAGGTATCTGGACTAAATGTAGATTACTTAAGGGCGAAAAAATCTGTATCTGTTTTATTATCAAACGAAGAAGCGTATCTATTCAAAAATTTTGTTTTAAGGCAACAAGGAACTGGATATCAAGGTGATATTGTTAATGATGTAAATTTTAATAATACTATTATATTAGAAAATTTAACTGGTGAATTTGATAGTACAAATTTATTTGACCTTATTGATCCAGATACAAATTTGGAGGTAGAAGTATCTAATTTATTATTAACTGATAGTTCTTCGTTTACCATTGGATCTACTATAAATCTTACTGACGGATTTGTTTCTGTAGCGTCCGGCATAATTTTAGAAAGTACATCAAGACAAAATACATTAAGAATTAAAGTAATTTCTGGAGATTTTTCCGTTGGTGTTGATAATGAAGACCTTGTACTTCAAAGTTCCACATTATCTGATGATGTAGGTGTTGGCATTTCTTCTATAAGATCTCTGAGTAAAAATATTAAAGTTAATATTATAGATTATAATTATGCTATCTTAAAAACATCAAATCCACATGGACTTCTACTTAATGACAATATTAATATAGAAATAAATCCTGATGATCTTCTTACAGAAAAAACTTACTATGTTAGAAAACGTTTATTCCAAGAAGTAACTTTTAGAGATCAGACACTTTTTTCTAAGTTAGATGATACTGGAATTGGACGTATATCAATACTTGCTGGGGGACTTTATGACACTCCAGGAACATTCCCTGCAAATATTGGTAATGCTACAGTAAATGTAACAATTACTCAATATGTGGATGATGATAACAATACATATAACTCTTTATCTTCAGTAGAAATTGTAGATAAAGGTTCGGGATTTGTTGAAGATGATATTGTACAAATTGAAAATTTAGTTGGTTCTATTCAACAAAGACCTGCAGTATTGAGAGTGGACCACTCTGGAATGGGATCTGATGATACTACAATCAAGTTAACATCGGTTGAAAATGTTACTACAGATGATCTACTTAAAATTGATAATGAAATTTTAAAAGTAATTACTGTTAATGCTGCAACAAAATTAGTAACTGTAGAAAGAGCACAGGAAGGCACTTCTGCAGAAGAACATTTTGATGGTGCTTCGATAAATTTCTACAATTTTGTATATCGATTCAATGAAGGTGATTATATTCCGGAATTAGGAACCGGTGCATTTAGTCCAACTGTGTATTCATATGATCAAGAATCAAATAAGATGATTCTTTCGTATCCATATAATGTAAATCCTGCATCTATATCCGACATTACACGAAATACTTTTATAAAAGATTCTAGTGGACCTGACAGAAAAACTGTTCTTATTTCTTTTGTGGAGCAGAAGAAATTTAAACTAGAGTTTTCTGAAGATAATGAATTAAATTTCATAATTAATCCAAACATAGATGTACAATTGTATTATAAGTACAAATTTGATACTTCGCATCCAAGTATGCTACAAACTTACTTGGATTTCTCCCCAAGTGTAAATTACAATTTGTTTACCACGGAAAAAATTGTTGGTGTTAGTGAACCCGGCACAGAACAGTCCGATTGCTTCGTGTCACTAAAATTTGGATTTGGACCAGCAATTTCTAGTAATCAATACAATAAATTTGAACCAATAAGATTTACAAATTACTATTATTTTATTGTTGCTAGTGGTGTAGATACAGAAAATTCCAGAATTTCTATTGTTCAAGATCCACTAACCGGTACTAAAAAAGTAAATTACTCTACTGAAGACAAAATAGTATTTAAAATTGATAATCAACCCCAAGAGAATGGATCTGGTGAGATAAAATATCTCACCAATTCATCTAATGCTCGCGGACTTATAACATCCATATCTTTAGATAACTCCGGTTCTGGATATTACAGAATTCCATCTGTTATTGGTGTTGAAGTGCCATCCGGGGATGAAGCTGTATTAAATCCAATCTTAAGTTCTAATGGCGAAGTAAATACCGTTACTGTAATTTTTGGTGGAAGTGGATATATTGAACCTAAAATTATAACTATTGGTGGGGATGGTGTTCCTGGAGACTATAGGGCAGTTGTTAATCAAGGCAAAGTTGTAAGTGTTAATACTATAAGATCAGGAAAAGGATATACATCTCCTCCAATTTTTAAAATTATTGAAAGTTCCCATAAAATTTATCCATCTTCGAAAACTATTGGTGTAGCAAAATCGGTATCTATAATAAATTCCGGTAAAGCTTACAGCAAAGATACTACAACATTACCCAAGTATACTTCTACTCTTGTAGTATTACTATCAAATTTAACTGAATCTAAATTTTCAAAAAATTCTGTAGTCAGTCAAACTAATTCTAGTGGTGATATTATTTTTACTGGTAGGGTTGTAGAGACTGTTAGAGAAGGAACAAATATTGTAAAATTTAAGGATGTTGTTGGTCAATTAGATGAATCACTTCCCATTTTAGATGCTACTATAGTATCAATTTTATTTACAAATTACGAAGCTGAGTTCAAGAGTTTCTTTGATAAAAAAGGATATTTTAATTCAGGAAAAGGATTAGTAAGTTCTGCTGATAGTAAAATTACAGATTCTTATTATTATCAAGATTATTCTTATGTAATTAGATCATATACTCCAATTGATATTTGGAGAGATTTAATTAAAGATGTTGTGCATCCAGCCGGATTCCAATTATTTGGTGAGGTTATAGTTGAAGCAGAACTCAAATCTGTTTCTGTTCCGGATCAAAAATACTCCATACCATTTACTACGCAATTTAATGTTGGAATTCAGGGAGGATTTAGTGAAACTTCCAAAATACAACTTACTGAGGTTGTAAATTCACTAGGAGATTATAATGTACTTAGAGGTGTTGGAAGATTCAACTTAGATTCCGAAAATCTTGCTTCAACAAACTTATATGATATTAAACTTACTCCAGAATTTGATGGATATATTGATGCAGACACCGGATTAATTTTTGGAACTAAAACTTTTACTCTAAGAGATGCTGATACTAATGCAGCAATTACACCATATAATGAATATGCAATGATCATATCGTTAGATGGTATTGTGCAAGAACCTGGAGTAGCATTTACCGTTAGTGGAAATCAAATTACTTTCGCAACAGCGCCACTTGGTTCTAGAGTTTCTGAAGGGCAGACTTTAGATGCCTCAGATTTTGTTGGCAAAATGTTTGATTTTGTTGATATAACTCAAAGTGAGAAGTCATTTAGAAAAATTTCTAGCATTTTCCAAAGAAGTGGTATTTGGTTAGATTCAGCAAATCAAATTAGATTCAATCGTGGATTTATCATAGAAGAAACATTTGGTTACATAACCACAAAGTATCCAGCAACTCTGTTTGATACCGAAAAATGTAAGAGAGATATTGGATTTATAGTAGACGCATTTGAGCATGATCTAAGATTTGGTGGAAACGAAAAGATTGTCGTTTCTGGAAATGCTTACTATAATGCAGCAAATGAATTAGATTTTATTAATGATGAGCTTACAGAGACCAGAGAAGCATATCTTTATGCAGCAAAACTTTGTGCTGCAGCAATAAGAAATTGGGATGTAGTATTCATTGATGATCCAGCAACTGCTGATCCAAATTTTGAGGTAATAGTCACTGCAGGTAGTGATTTAATTACTGTACCATCAACTTTTGGACTTGTTGAGGGTATGTATTTAAGTTCAGGTGAGCAATTCCCAACAGATACTAGAATCATTGAAATTATTGATGAAAATAATGTACGGGTTGATAATAATGCATTTACTGATATTGTTGATGGAACGGCATTTATTTTTCAAGTTCCTTCTAATACAATTGAAGAATTGCCAGGAACTAGTGGAGAAATTGAATTTGAGTACAATGGAATACAAATTAATACTGATGCTCAATTAATTATTGATGATGGCACTACGGTTTCGATTACTGCTGCTATTGCTAAATTACGACAGGTTAGATTTGGATTTAGTAAAATAAACAAAGGTAAATTTGTAGATGCGGCAAGTCTTATTTCTTTAAACAAATCTTATATTATTGACGAAACAATTAGTTATATCAATACAACCTACCCAACATTTGAAAATCCAAGCGAAACTAAATGTAGGAGAGATATTGGATACTTTATTGATGCCGTTACTTATCACCTAAACTATGGTGGAAACAATCGAATTGTTGATTATGCAGAAAAATACTATGTGGCAAATCAACTTAATTATATTGGTAATGAGATAGTAGAAACCACAGCAGCATTCCAGCATGTTATTGATTTAGTTAAAATTTTAATAGATCCAAATAATCCTAACTATGGATTATATACATTTGCAACTCTTTCATATACTTTAGCACCAGATGAAGAAAATCTGCTCAACCTTTGCGCTGATGTTAAATCAGCTCTAGATTCTTATGTTGAATCTTACAATTTTATTATAGAGAACGGACCAAATTTAATTCAAAGAGATTTTACTAATCAACAAAGATCCGGTCAATACACAGATATATTGACATATTCAAATTACGATATTATTGACGACACTGAACTACAACTTTCTGTAGAAATTGATAATGTTGTATTTGGATATGAGTGTGCTAACGTAATATCTGCTTTATACACTTTACATCAATCGCTAGATACCATTTTGTCAACTGGCAGTGGATCTGTGGATATATCTTTGCCAGATTATATTAATGGAGAGAATACAATTTTTGAATTGTATACTGGCAATAATGAAATTTTGAAGACCGCCCCTTTAGAAAATTTACTAGTGTTTATCAATGGTATCTTACAAAAACCATCGGCATATCAAATTTTAAGAGATGAAGATCCTAATGTAACTGACAAAATTAAATTCTCTTCTCCGCCAAATTGGGATGTTAGTGATGCTCAGTTAAATTTAGGAGAAGGATTGTCTATCGATAGATTCCATGCATATTCTATTGGACAATATGATAGAGGTTCTGTATCAAATAATCTAATTCCTTATCGCAGGGACTTAGCAATTAGAGATTCTACGGGTGGGAAGATTGATGTTATTACAGATGACAGATACTTTACTGTATTTGTTGATGGTGTGCAGCAAAAAAATCGCGTTGATTATAATATTATTGGAAATAAAATTATATTTAATAGAAAATTAAATTCTTATATTGCCCCTGATGGAAAGGCAACATTCAGTGATGTTGATATTATTTCTTATAAAGGAAGTTCCGATAATAATAATTTTAGGGTATTTGAATTCGAACGTGGAGTATATACCTCCAGAGCAACTCTAGACATATATTTTAGTGAAGACGGTGGAAATTTCTATGATACAATTTCTGAATGGGATGGAGCATCCAAATCTTATCCATTGTGGTTATATAACGATGGAAATCCAATTGGTGCTGTAGCAGATTACTACCCAATTTATGAACCATATGACGGTGTACGTCTTATCTTGTCAGTTGACAACAACCCACTAGTAAATCAACAGGAACCTTTAGTTTTTAGAAAAAATCTTGCTAATGTACCGGATTTAGAATTAAATCTTGCTGTTATATTTGACGAAAATCAAACTTTCTTAGGACCAGAAGTGTATGTCTATGGAGATATGCTCGTATTAGATGGGGTCGAGGTTATCGTTAATAACACAGCATCATTGATATCTGCGGAGTTGTTGTTTAATTTTAATGTAAATGAAAATGACCAAAGAATCTTTGAAAGAATTTCTCCTGGTTGGATGTTCGAACAACCTTTGGTTAAAAACAAAGCATACAGAACTACCAACAGAATAACTTCAAATTTACTTGAAGGTGATAAAATTAAAATTGATGGTGAAAAAAATTACAGAACTATCGTCAAAGTTCCTGATGTAGTGCGTTCAAATAATTTTGTTCCTTTTAGACCAAATGATATATACGGAACTGTAATTACAACTCCTTCATTAGAAATTCCTGGTGGAAGTGGGTTAAACATAACAACAATAATCGATCCGATTACTGGCGCGGTTACTGGATTAGATTTTGATCAACCTAACTCTATTCAATTACAACTACTTGGACTCACAATTCCTACATTAGGAGTTGGATATGAACCTGGAGTATACATTGACTTTATTCCTGTTGATAATAATGGTGGTGGAGCTCAGGCAAGAGTTTTTACTTGGAGGGGCAATGTAGTTTCCGTTGAGTTAGTAAGAGGTGGATCTGGTTATACACAACCCCCAATTGCTGTTGTAACCAGAGGTTATGATATTATTAAGTCTCATAGAAATATTCAACCGAATATTCTCAGAACTTTAAATATTAATCTCGAAACTAGGGCAACAATTAATTCTCAAGAAATTACTTTAATTAATCCAAATGTTTCTGAATCGGGTTCTTTCTTGCCAATTGGCCTTGGTAATCCAATCGATGAATTTATTATCAATAAATTTATTGAATCCGAAATTGTTGGGGACAATCTTCAATTCTCTTTAACTGCTATTCCACAGGAAATAGTTATTGGTGGTGAGAGTTTTGTATCTGATGTTGATGTTGCTATGGGGGATCTTCCTCTAGAAACTCTGTTTATAAAACCACAAGAATCTTCAGCTATTGTTGGTGCTACTACAACAACCGCAGCTTCTCTACTAATTCTTTCAGAATCTAGAGTTGGTGCTGGAGATACTCTAATTACACCAGAAGCACTAAATCAAATTGGTACAGTAGTTAATATTAATTTCAATATTGGAGATACAACACTATTTGTTACAAGCACAGATCAATTCCCAGATGAAGGCATATTGATTATTGGAACTGAAGTAATGACTTACAGCAGTAAGTTGCCAGATAGATTCTTTATTGATATTAGAGGTGCTGAAGGTACAACTGAGGCAGATCATGTTGTTGGCGATATTGTCAAGATTTATCTAAACTTTATTAACTCAAATGCTTCACCAACAGAGAACATAGAAAGTGATAACATTTTTGATCAGGAAGATGGTGCCCCAGTAGTTCCTACACCAGCAGGACCTCTAAATGTAATTATTGATGTTGAATATGAAATTGAAAATAATGATTCTCCAGAAATTCTAGAACCCGCTGCGGTATTTGTTGACGAAAATAACATATACAGAGCAGTAGAGAAGTATGAATTTGTTGAGATTGTATCGGTAGAGGAAGAAATTACTAAGATCACTAGAAATGATCAAGTATTTAATATTGACTTTATAGCATCATCTACTGACATTTCTCTATTCTTAGCATCTGATATTGCGGAAGTTTCAATTGAAGATGCATCTTCCAGCGCACAACTACAATTACAATCAACAAGTCTAGTACCTCCATTCATTATTGAGGAATCTTCACTAACTGTAATTGCTGAATACGATTCTATTGCTGTAGATATAGCATCATTTGTAAGTTATAGCTCATTTGTTGAGAAACCAGCGATACCATCTGAAGAACCTATTGGTCAGATTCTATCTGTAGCACTCTCCACTTCAGTTGAAAGTGTTTTCACAGTAACTCTAGAAACTAGAGAAGAAAATCTACCACTCAGCAACGTTGAGATGCCATTTGGTGAACAACCACCTAGTGATTTAATTACTATAATTACATCCGAAAGTGATACTAATGAGATTGTTGGCGAAACATTCAGCGAAGTAATTACTCTAGTTGAAGAAGAATCTCTACCCGAAGATGTATCTTATATCTTCATTGGTGAGACTACTAAACTAAGCAGTCAGGTAATAATTGCACCTAGAGACATTGAAGGAATTCAAGATGATCTAACTAGATTTATCGAGATTGAATCTAGAGTTCAGACTCTAGATACAACTGAACCAAATATCAACTCCGTATCTATCAGTAATGTTGAAGAAAATACTACTGAAGAGTCAGAAATTACAGATTTTGTAGTACCTGATGATATATTAGTATCTGTTGCTGCTGCTCAGACTGTCAGTGAGTCAACTATTAAGGTAGTACCAAGTACAATCTTTGTTGGTCAGTCTATAAACCGTATTCAGGAAATCGTTAAGACTCCTGATGCTGAATACATTGGCGTATATCCAGAAATAATTGTGGACGAGGAAATCACCTCCGTATATGATGCTCCTGCACATGAAGTTATCACCCCAGTTGAAAGTGATGTTAAGGTTGACATATCCACTGAACTCCAAAGGTCTGCCGGTGATGAATTTAATGAAAATATTAATCCAACTCAAATTGGGACAAACTAATGGCAACAATTAATCTCTCTTCACCCGTAGCAGTCCAACTGATAAGTGGGGCAGATATTGAGGTAAGAAATGTACAAACAACTAGTATTAGTGATTATAACCTAATAAAAACTGGTTCAATTCCTTACGTTAGTGTTGGTTTTCACGAAGCATATGATAGAAATGCGCTATGTGAATCTGGAACCATAACATATCAAATGATATCGGATGTAAATGGAGATTCAAATCCCCCTTTAGTTGGAATTTCTTCAACGTCAATTTTTGATCAAGATCCATTAATTACTTTAGAGACTTATTTTGACAGACCTAAAAATAGTCAAACTTCACAAAAATTAAGTAGTTCGGTTGGTATTCCTTCCATCAATTTATCTGGAGCCACGTTTGATTTCTTCCAAGCAGGAGACACAGAACTAGTTGTTCAATTTTCAGGATTAACTCCAAATCCACTTGGCAATTTTCCATCTAGCGGCAAACTACAACTAAATAAAGAAGTATTGACGTATACTGGTATATCTGGAGGAACTACTTTTACTGGAGTTTCTAGAGATGTAGAATCTACAGGACCATATACACATACTGCTGGTGATTATTTACGTTCTATCAGCATCTAACGGAAAACTATTATAAATAAAACAAGAAAACAGACCTGTTACTTTAAGAGAAGACCATGACCGCACTTATTACAGACAAGTTTAGAGTATATAATGCAAAACAATTCTTGGAGTCCTTTGATGAGGCTGTCGGAACTGAACACTTTTTCTTTGTAGGAAGATCAAAAGATTGGGGTTCTGTAGTCGAATTTTATGGACAACTCGAAACTGCTCCTGCCCCAGGAACAACAATCACATTAGATCCGGGTGGAGTAGCTTTAACAGCAGTAATTTCTTCCGTATATGAAGGCGCATGGGTGGTAACAGGTCTTGACCCCGCTGTGGCTAATGGTCTTGAATTCTCTGACGATATCACTTGGACTTCACCAGGTGCAGGTTCTGCTAAACTTCTAAAAGTTAGACCAGCAACTGAAGATGCACCTCTTCGTCCTCTCGATAACTTAAACGAGAAGTATGATTATTATAGAGAGATTATTGCTGCTAAGAGAATCTATAATACAACTAGGGGCGATAGCACTGGAACATCTCCAGATGATAGCTATGTTTCTGCGGTTGTCAACAGACTTGACTATGGAATCAATTCTGATTTCACGAGTAGAACTACCCCATATGATATGTGGCGTCCAAATTACGCTTCTACTCCTAATTTCACAAGACTATCTCAAGGTTCAACTGGAGAAGCAGGTGTTGCTAACCTAGAGATGGTTACGAGAAATAGTGGATATGAGGTATTCCTTTGTATTGATAACAAATTTGATTCTGCTACTGGTACTGGAACGATTCCTGATGCAGTAGCAGATGGTCCAAGAACAACTGGTACTACAACTACAGTACCAGCACAACCAGGAACATACTGCACAGCAGATGGTGTATTTACAACTCTCACTGGACAAAAGTGGAAGTATCTTTACACTCTTAACACTACAGATGTTCTAAGATTCCAATCACAAAGATTTATTCCTCTCCGTGATTTTGCTGGAGTATCAATTACTGGACCAGAAGTTGCTTCTGTTCTTGATCCTGGTTCTGGTTGGACGGATGGTACTTACTATACTCCAGTTAATGGTGATGGACAAGTATCTGATGATGCGTATAAAGTTGTAGAATTTATTGTAACTAGTGGAGCAATTACTAGCGCAAGAGTTATACTTTCTAGTGAATCAGGTAAAACTGATACCGATTACACTTATGCTAGCGTTGACATTAGTCAGGTTGGTAGTGCTGCTGGTGCCGGTGAAGAAAAGTATAAGTATGGAGTATTTACTGATGCTGGACTTACCACTCCTGCAGCAGCCGTTCCAACAAATACTGGTGGTAATAGCCCAGGACATATTGAAGTTGTTGTTCCACCACAAGGTGGATATGGAAGCAGCGAAAATTTAACTTTCCAAGAACAACTAAATGCTAAGCGCGTAATGTGCAACATTCGCCTAACATTTGACGAAGGTGCTGGAGACTTCCCTGTAACCAACGACTTCAGAAGAATCGGTCTTCTAAGAGATCCAAAACAGTATGACGGATCTGATATTGATTTAAATACAGAAACGATTCGTAATACTTATGCAATTCACTTTAATGCCGCCACGGTAGGGGCTGGTGATTGGGGTCCAAATAACTTTGTTCCCGATGAGGAGATTTCACAGACTCTTACAACCACAAATGGTGCAACTGTAGTTGCTAAAGGAACTGTAGTTGAGTGGTTGCCTGTTGATTCTAATGATGTAGAATCTGGTGGTATCTTAAGATATTATCAAGATCCCATTCTTCATAGTGATAATGGCCAAATTCATTCCTTCCACAATGCTGCTGGCGGTCTTGACGACATTGCAAGTGCTGGTAATATTGTTGGTTCTGTCTCCGCTGGTCATGACAGCGCACAAGCAAGAAGCATCAGATTCGGTAATGCATTCGCAAATCAGGCTTCAACTTCCGGAGCACTGAATACTGAGGCAGGGACAACCTTAGATCCTGTACTTACCGGTGCTGATCTATATCCAGAAATTCAACCATATTCTGGTGAAATTATCTATGTTGAGAACAGAAGACTGATTACCCGTGCCGCTGACCAGATTGAAGATATCAAACTAGTTATTGAGTTCTGATATAACTTAATTTGGGACTATAAATAAGGTTAGGAAACATAAGTGCATAACAATTTAATATGGCACAGAATACTAACCTTAATGTATCTCCTTATTATGATGATTTTAATAGGGATAAAGACTTTTATCGTGTTCTTTTTAGACCGGGATACTCTGTACAAAGTAGGGAATTAACTACTTTACAGAGTGTCCTGCAAGAGCAGATAGAGAGATTTGGAAATTACCAGTTTAAACAAGGGGAATTAGTAATTCCTGGTGAAGTTGGTGTCAATAATAAATTAAACTACGTCAAGTTATCTGCAGTATCTGAAGTAGCAGTTAATGTTGGTGGAGAAATTGTATATCGCAAATACGATATTAGAGATTTAGTTGGTGAAACTCTGGTTGGTATCACTTCTGGTGTTAAAGCAAAGTTGCTTGAAGTCAAGTTAGAAAGCACAACAAATTCAGATACGCTTTTTGTTTCCTACATTACTAGCGGCGATTCAAATACGGAAAACACCTTCAGGCAAGGAGAATTGCTTGAAGTTGTTAATGGTGTAAATACACCTATCCTCACAGTAGGAACCGATGGTGCGGTGGCACCCAATTTCATAACAATTACTGATGTAGAGACTGGTATTATAGAAACAAAATTTAGTCCTGCACTAGGATTTGGTTTTGGTGTTGACATTCAAGAGGGTGTCTATTTTGTAAACGGATTTTTTGTAAAAAACAATAAACAACTTTTAGTTATTGATGCTTATAATAACAAACCATCAGCAAAAATTGCTTTTAATATTAATGAAACTATTGTAACACCAGAGCAAGATAATTCTCTATATGATAATTCTAGAGGATCTTCTAACTTCTCAGCTCCAGGTTCTCATAGACTGAAAATTAATCTTGAAGCAACTAAGTATGATTATAATGAATTGCCGGACAAAAACAGTATTGAGTTAATTTCCATCAAAAATGGAACTGTTGAGAAAAAAATTAAACAGAAAGAATATAATGTTCTTGAAGAAACTCTAGCGAGGAGAACATATGACGAATCTGGAGATTATGTTGTCGAGGAATTTCCGTTCAATGTTAGAGAATTTTATCAAACAGATAGTAATACGGGATTATACTCTCTAAACACAGAGAGTGGTTTAGTGAATGGTATTGAACTATCTGATGCTAAGCAAAAACTTGTTGGTACTGTTGGACAAGGGAAGGCGTATGTTAAAGGGTATGAGATTGTAAATAAAGAAACAAAATATGTAACTCTTGATAAATCTATCGACACCGTTGATAGAAATAATGTATTAATTAAAAGTAAGGGTGCCAGTACATTTTTCGTATCCAATGTATATGGTTCAATTCCTGTAAATGCTGAGGGTGTGGAGTTAGAAGCATATCCTACAATTTATATGTTCAATACTTATAATGATGGTGGTATTGGACTGAATGGATCGCAGAGTAATTTTAGAAATACAGATAATCACAGAGGGGAGTTGATTATCGAGGGAGCAGAAGATCAAACTGGATTGGTAGTTAATGATTTAGATCCTAGCGATATTGGAATTAAAACAATATGGGTAGAAAGAAGTATCGATGTTCTACCAACATATGATCCAACATTTCTACCTACCCCAGGAGATTTTTTGTATGTTATTCAGTCATACACACAAGTTGAAGGTTCTGCACAACCAAGAACAGCATCTGCTCAAAAAGTAAGAGTTCTGTCAACAGCACTGGTAAAGAATAGGAAAGTAAATCCGGGATCTCAATTAGACTACGCAGAGATTACTATTGCTGGAAGAAGAGACATTGTAGACACTCTATTTAAAGAATCTGACCTAGGAGACCCGCAAAGCAGAAGAAGGGTCTTCACGGTCTTTGAGGACGCTTTTGATGTTAATAACATTCCTGTAGAGGACGAGCAGGGGCAACCAATATTCCCACCACTAACCAGATCAAATTATTATTGGGGTAGTATTGTAGATTATACTGAAACTATCTCTCCTTTAATTGGATTATGTAAACCGAGTAATTTTAATTTAAGAAAATTTGGTGATGGTTTTAATCCAATTAGTGATAAAATTCTTTCAAAGGGAGTAAAAAATTCAGAAGAATCTTACAATAGTGTTTTTGGGTTGGGTTATTTTAGTCCAATATTTTTTACAAGATTAAAATTAACTGAAAATATTACTAATGGTTTTAAAGCAGGAAAATATGTTACCGGTACTATAAGCGGTGCATTTGGTGTTGTTGAGGGAACTGCATCAGGATACTATTCGTCAACTAATGTATTGCATGTTAGAGTTCAATCTGGAATATTTTTAGAAGGAGAAACAGTAATTGATGAGGATGGAAATTTAATTCAAATTGCAAAAAATAATACAATATCTCATTTTATTGTTCATAACCAGGGTGATCAATACGATCAATTATCTAAGGTAATTATTAATGGTATTACTTATGATAGATCTAAAATTGCTGTTAATTTGTCCCAAGATGGCGTTCAAATTGAATCTCTTACTATACAAGACCCTTCAGTTAGAGATGTACTTTATGTAAATCCACCAAGTGTTAGTGTTACAAATGGTCTGTCTTCTGTCATTACGGCAGTATTGTACCAAGAAACCGTTAAAACATATACACCAGTTGATGTTAAATCTTTCTATTCAAAATATGGACTTGGTTCACAAGGAGAAAATATTTTCACTGCTGATGTAGTGTCTGATGTTGCTGAATACTCAAACTTTATAAAAATTTCCGATTCTACATTTAGTGGGTTACAAGGATTAAATTATCTATCTGTAAATACACTTTCATTTAACCTAGCACAGGTATTGAGAGAAGGTGATATCATTCAATATGTACAAGATGATGGTGATGTTGTTAGAGCAATCGTATCTTACGCCACTAATTCTACCGGCAATGAAAAGGCAAGAGTGTATTTAGATTCTGCTTTAAGAACGGATGTTAGTTCAACGGTTCTTATAAAAATTCAACCAAAAATTGATAATCCTTCAGCATCATTAATTTTTAAAACTGGAAGTAAGTCAGTATCTTCTCTAGTAAAAGATATAACAGATTCAAAAATTAGTTATTTCTTCAGGAGAGATTTTGTTTCTGATGGATCTTCTGCGGGTGGTTCAATAACTTTTGCTGCACGTTTACCATATGGAACACAAAGATTTGCATCTTTCAGTAAAGAAAATTATATTCTTACTGTATTAGATCCCGGAATTGGTGATGTAGTTAATTTTAGTAAGGGTGATATTGTTTATATAAGAGATGAATACATCGACATTACAAATTCAAGCGATACAGATAGTGGTTTAGTTGCTGGAAGTCTTACTCTTTCATTCCCATCAAATTATTTTGGTGAGAATATGACTAGTTATCCAAAAGTTAAACTTACCGCCACACTAGAAGTTTCTAAAGCAAAACCAAAATTAAAAACTTCGGTAGAAAATAAGAGAATTATTATCACATCATCTAATGATAAGGTTATTCCATTGAGAGGAAATGACTATGATACCGGAGAGGTTGGTATTTACTCATTCTCAGATGTATACAAATTAAGATATGTTTATGAAGGTAGTTTAGTAGAACCGCCAAAAGTTGATTCTAGTGGGAAACTTATTTCTGGAAAAGATGTAACTAATAATTTTGTTTTTGATGATGGACAGAGACCTTCATACTATGATGTATCAAGATTAATTTTAAAACCTGGCGAACAAACACCAACAGGAAGATTGGTAGTAGGATTTGACTACTTTGAACATAGTCAAGGAGAATTTTGTACGGTTGATTCATATACACATGAATCTGGGGTTTCTATTGAGAATATTCCAAAATACAACACAGAATCTGGTTTGGTATCTTTAGGAGACGTACTTGATTTCAGACCAAAAGTAGATAGTACAGTTGTTACCAGTGGATTCCAGGATACTACAGTGTTAACAAATACTGATTACATTTCATTTACTGGACCTGAGGGTGTTCCTTCAGTTAGTCCGGCAAATGATAGCAATTTGGAATATACATTTAAATTTAATGAGAGTAGTTATTTAAGTCGCATTGACGCACTGTTTGTTAATAAAGATGGTGAATTTTTTATAAAGAAAGGAAATTCTTCTAAAAATCCATCCAAACCAGATCTAGTTGAAGACTCCATTCCATTATACTATGTTTATCTACCAGCACTAACGGATAAATCGCAAGATATAAAAATTATCCCGGTTGATAATCGTAGATACACAATGCGGGATATTGGTAAACTAGAAAAACGTGTAGAACGTTTAGAGTATTACACTGCTCTCAGCATTCTTGAGCAGCAAGCTCTTAGTATGCAAATAAAGGATTCTCTAGGATTTGATAGATTTAAGAGTGGATTTATTGTTGACAATTTTGAAACGCATGGTGTGGGTGATATTTCTTCATCTGAATATGTGTGTGCTATAGATTCTCAACAATCTGTTTTGAGACCACAGGTGTATGAAGATGATATTAAATTGATAGAATCCAACACAAGAGAAGATGAAAGATTCTTTGATGGATATGTCAATAAAAATAATGTTGTTACTTTACCGTATGAGGAAGTTTCTCTACTAGGAAATTTATCAGCGACAACAAATATCAACCCAAATCCATTTGTTGTATTGCAGTACGTTGGAGATATTCAACTTCACCCAACAGTTGACAAATGGTTTGACACTGATACTATTCCTCTTGTCACAAATAACAATACAAATTTATTCAACATCTATAATGTTAAGAGTGCAGATCCAAAATCTGCAATCGGTTCAATTTATAATTCATTCTTAATCAATTGGGTTGGTGTTAGCAATTCTTTTGCCACAATCAATTCTATTTCTTCTATCAATACAAATGAGGCAGAATCTAACACCATTGAATCTTTTGTATCAAGTTCTTCAAATGTAAGTCCTAACAACAACGAAACTGGTAAAGGACTATCAACTAATTCGTATGATGGTGTTTCAGTTTCTTCTTCGGTTCAATTCTTTGCAAGAAGTATTCCAGTTAAATTTGTTGTGAGCAGAATGAAACCCAATACTAGAATCTATCCATTCATTGATGGAAGAGATATTAGTAGATGGGTTTGCCCAGATTCAACATTTACTGGTATACCAACTTCATCTCTAGGAGTTTTTGGTGGAAATCTTATTACCGATGACTCTGGTAATGCAAGTGGTATTATATTAGTTCCTGCTGGATATCCACCTATTCAAGGAACCACATGGACTGGAAATATTAACGACGTTCAATATGATACTTTATCAGAAAAAATTAATATTTCTTCTGGCAAAAAAACGGTTAAATTTACATCTAGTGCTGTAAATGCTCCAAAAAATGAGGTGGAAACTTATTCAGAAAGAACTTATTATTCTACTGGAGTGAAGCCACAAAATCCACCATCCATTATTTCAACCCAACCATCTTACTTTAAATCTAATGAAGGTATACAATTTGTTGAGAGCAATACTGATGTTAAATTAAAACCAAATCCTTTAGCGCAAACTTTTAAAATTGAAAATTTTGATGGCGGTGTATTTGTAACTGGATTAGATTTATATTTTAATACAAAAAGTACTGACATTCCAATTAAAGTATATTTAACAGATGTTAATTTTGGAAAACCTGGGAAAAATATTATTCCAGGAACTGAAAAAGTATTACTTCCAAAAACTTATTTGAAAGTATTTACGAATGGTAATATTACCGTAGAAAAGGGAGACGCACTTGCTGGTGTATCTTCTGGTTCTAGCGGTGTGATTGAACAAATTTTAGATAGAAATGGAAATGAGGTTGCTCTTATTGGAGCAACAAATTATAATTTAACAAACGAACAAGTTTATACTTTCATATTGTCTAACAATAATGGAATAGCATTTGTTCAGGATGAGGTGTTATCTTCGTCTAGTATTACATCGTACAATAGTACAAATAATACTAATGTCCAAGTTAAAATTGCAAAAGATGCAGGAAAAATTAAAAAATTTGTTGTTCAAAATGTAGGTTCAAATTATGATGGTGCTGTCATAACTGTAGAGAGTCCCCAGTTGCCTGGAGAAAGTCAATCATCAGCAATTCCATATGTTTCTAATGGAATTATATACGATGTGGAAGTTGCTCTTTCTGGATCAGGATATACTTCAGCACCTTCTGTAATTGTTAAAGGGATTGGCGATGGTGCGAACGGAGCTGTTATTACTTCAGTTCTAGAAATTGATACTCCTGCGGTAAGAATGGGTGTATCTTCCGATGACGGAACAAATATTGATTCTTCCACACCAACAACATTCAACTTTGAATATCCAGTATATCTACAAAATGATTCTGAATATGCAATTCAGGTAGAAACAGATTCTACAGATTATTCTTTATGGTCTTCTAAATTAGGAGAAGTTGAGAAAATTACCGGTATCAAAGTAAGTTCGCAACCATTATTAGGTTCTTTATATAAATCACAGAATACTGATACATGGGTTGAAGATTTATTTGAAGATCTTAAATTTGAACTCAAACGTGCAAAATTTGATATTACAAAAGAGTCAACATTAACCTTAGTAAATGATGAACTTACTTATAAAAAATTAAGATTAGATCCATTTGAAACTAATTCAGCTTCAAATTCTAACGCCACATCGGATTTATTTAAGGCAAATAATTTTATATTTAAAGTATATCATAGAGATCATGGATTTGAGGATTCTGGAAAATCAAAAGTTTTCTTTAGAGGAGTTGACAATTTCTCTGCGGTAAGTGGAAACGCTTTCTCAACATTATACTATGAAGTAGATTCCGTTGGAGTTGATACTTATACGGTAAGATCTATATCGGCAGCTGGAGATTCTGCTAGAGGAGGTGGAAGTTCTGTGTATGCTGCTAGCAATGTCAAGTACGAAAAATTATATGCGGATATTTCAAATTTACAGTCACCAGGAACTAAAATTAATTCTAAAGTTAAGACTGTAAATGTTGTTCCTGTAGATTCAAATACGACAACTTATGTTTCTTACCAAACTTCAGATTTTGAGACAACGTTCTTAAATCAAGAGCAATATTTTGAAAACCAAAAATTTGTTTGCTCTAGATTAAATGAAGTATTAAACTCTACCGGCAAATCTTTAATCTACAAACTATCTTTAAGTTCTGAAGTAGATTATCTATCTCCAGTTGTAGATTTAAGAAATATTTCAGTTAAAACATCTTCAATTAGAGTAGAAAATTCTACTGGACTTGAAGATAGGTATGGAAAAAGATATCAAGAATTAAAATTCTGGCCAGTATTTACATTCGTAATTAATGGTATCAGTGGAGCTCCAATTGCAAACAACCAAACTTTACAAGGTAAATCTTCTGGAGCGGAGGGAAGAGTAGTTTCTGTAAGTGGTGCTTCTGTTGTTGTTAGAATGCAAAATGATGGTTTGTTCGAGTCTGGTGAAAACCTAATCTTTGGTGATCCGTCAAATGCGGCTTATACTGACGACCCACTTGTGAGAATTGATACATCCGATTTAATTTCCGAAATAATTCCAAATTTTGAAATTAACGATGGAATTGTTGTTTATAATTCACTATCGGATATTGAATATACAAATATTATTGATGGTCGTATAATTCTTTGGGATAGACAAGGTAAAACATTAACTGTTAATGTAGAGAAAAAACCAATTGGAAATGATTATACTTCTCCAAATTTACCAAACTCAGAGTTTGCGAGAGCTTCAACTTTAGCAGCACAATCTGATGATATATTCAGAGTTAATGACAATGTTAAATTTGATGGTTCTTTAGATGGAACAGAAAATTACTTACAAGTAAAAGAAACTTCTTTCACATCTGGAATTGATTACAATAGTGATCTAGAAATTACTGGAACTTCTGCAATATCCAAATACATTACAAAACAAGCAACTATTAGTATTCCAGCAACTTCTTTAGATGTTAGGATTACTGCCAACAGTAAGCAAGAATCTGACATTAGAGTATTCTATCGCACACTAGAAGCATCTAATCAAGAAGTATTGGAAAACATCAAGTGGCGGGAATTAATTCTAGATCCTATTGGAACAAATTTTGTTAGGAAGGATACAATTTCTGGAGTGTTTGAACTCAGAAATGATTATCAAGAATTAAAATACTATGTAAATGATCTTGCCGAATTTACTAAGTATCAAGTTAAAGTGGTACTAAGATCTGATGACCCAGTATTTGCTCCAAAAGTACAAGATTTAAGAGTAGTTGTTTCTTCGTAATGAAAAATTATTACAAAGTTGAGGGTCACGAAGGTCTTTATCGTGACCCAAATACTCATGCAATTATTAACACTCAAACGCCCAATAGAAATCGTTTAAAACAGCATCTAGACACAACTTCGGACGACATAAATAGTTTGAAGGAAGAAATACGGGAACTAAAACTTCTGTTACTGGAGCATATAAAACGACATGGCTAAAAGAGAAGTAAAAAGATCATTTACCTTTGAACAGCAGCGCCAGGAAATCAACCTGCTTGCTGATGATACAGGTGATAAAGATCTACTGACTACCACAGATAAAAATTCTCTAGTTGATTCTATCAACGAAGTAGTCACTGTTCCAGAGGACGAAATTTTTGTTGACCAAATTGCTACAAGTTCAGCTGAACAAAGGATGGTCTTTGTAGATGAGGCTACCCGTATTGCTGCAGCAGATTATGAAACTATTGGTGGTAAACCAACTGGTACTCTTCCTGGTTATGATCCGGATTTTGGTCGCTTAGCATATGATGCAGTAAGTGATACTGATTCTACTAGATTTACATATAATTCTTCAACTGATCTCCTCCGTGTTCCCAATGTAAAGGCGGATATCAGAAATAGAAACAACGACAGTATTTCCGATTCTCCAGGTCAGGAAATTCTTGATATTAATGTAAATGTCGATGGTCATTCTCCTTCAGAAACAGCAAGATTAACTGGTAGACTGAGAACTCAGGCTACTAATTCTCCTATTGAAATTCAGAAGAGTTTACTTAAACTAGAGCAGAGAGCAAGAGCAGAAATTGCTAATGGTTCTGCAATTGATTTATTTACGGGACAAGATGTTGGTGCATATATTAATGTAACTAACAACAAGAAAATTTTATATGTTAGTGCTGATGATGAGAACGCTACAGATATTCCATCTAATGATGGTAGCAATATCAACAGACCATTCAAATCTATTGAAAGAGCACTGATTGAAGCAGCAAAGAGAAGTTATGTTGCCCCTGGTGTTGGTTCAGAAGAAGGTGAAACTGGTGCTGACCTGTTTGAAAATTTCACAATTCTACTCTTTCCAGGTGAATATATCATCGACAACTCTCCTGGCGTTGATGCAAATGGAGATGCTTTTACTGCAGCAGATATTGAAGAAGAAATTAAGTCAAGACAAGGTGAGGTATATAACAGCACCACAAGTTTTGCAAACGAACTAAAGAAATTTAATCCTGTTGAAGGTGGACTTATTGTACCTAGAGGTACATCTATCGTAGGTTTAGACCTGCGTAAAACTTTAATTAGACCTAAGTATGTTCCTGATCCTGCGGATGATGCGGTATCTAGGTCTGCTATGTTCAGACTGACAGGTGCTTGCTACATCTGGCAGTTTACTATTAAGGATACTCCTAACGCATTTGGAAGTCATCATAAACTAACTGCTTTTGAATATGCCAACTATCATCAGTTAGAGAACTACTACAAAAAAATTGACAAGTATAGTAGAAATGATGAGACAACTAATCCTCCTGCTGGAAGATTTAAGGATGCTGAGAATATTCTACTAGATAACAAGCGTTTTATTGCTCAACTTGCTGTTGCTTATGTTGAAAGAAATAACGCTACTTTATCAGCAAATATTGACATTTTAACTGATGGTTTAGATCCAAATTTCCCAGGCGGAGTAGTAAACTTAGATGGCAGTGTAGCAGACCCAACACAAACAGTTGGTGAGTCTTGTGTAGATGATACTGTTCTACTTATTGAGAGAATTGCTTACAACCTAGCGCATGGCGGAAACAATCGTGTTGTAGAAGCAGCACAATTCTATCGTGACAATAATGTACTACTTGGAGAAGAAGCAGAAGCAGTAGAAGTATTCCAAGCAGCAAATGAGATTTGTCAATATATTGTAAATAACTATGATGTCCTAGAAGATAAAAATAACGTAATTACAAGAGATTTTGCTCCCGGTGGAGTAAGTGTTCTTGATACCACACTACTGAATGTTGATACTACATTTAGCTCACAGATATTTGATTTCAATCTTTTACCAGACCTTAGTGCTCAAACTGCTGGATATGAGATTGACGACCCAACAGACCCAGCAGGATGTGCTAATGTAAGAAGTGCTATCAACACATTCTGGGATATAATTATTCAAGCTGTTGATGTCGATGCCGATCCCGGTTCACCTATTGGTCCAACAGGTGAAGAGGATTACAACCAGAGAATTGAAGAAAACAGAATTGTTGGTTTCGTCCAGAACAAGTATCTGTCTGACACTGTTGCTTCAGCATCTCCATATGTATTCAACATCTCACTACGCTCTGTATGGGGTCTGTGTGGTCTCCTGAGCGACGGTGCTCAGTCCACAGGTCTTCGCTCTATGGTGCTGGCGCAATACACTGGCATCTCCCTACAGAGAGATGATAGGGCATTCATTTTGAATGGAACTACCACAAGTCAGGTAGAAGACCCTGACGAGAGACATTCTAACTCTATTGCTGAGTATAGAAAAGATTGGAGACACTTCCACATTAAGTCCAGAAACAATTCATTCCTACAGATTGTGTCTGTGTTCGCTGTGGGACAGGCGGACCACTTCACAGTAGAGACAGGTGGAGACCATTCAATTACAAACTCCAACTCAAACTTTGGTAATCAATCTCTGATTGCTGTATCTCACAGAACAGAAATCTTCAAGCAGGACAACGGTGCTTTCATTGTTGGACTAGTTCCACCTAGAGGATTGGATCCCACTAGAGAAAGTAGAGTTAACATCTACAATATTGATTTTGGTTCAACTTTAGCAAGATGGAATGCTGGAGATATTAATTCAAATACCGAAGGATTTAGAAAAATTTATGTTAAAGTAGACGGAGAATCACTAATCAAAGAAGGTGATATTCCAGAATACTACTCCATACGTCCAGGAACAACACAAGAACAAGCAGAACTATTAGTTGATGATGTAAATTACCTTTTAGGTAAGAGACAGTATTCTGATGGAGATCCAGAAGCAATTTATGCAAGACTACCAAAGAATTTTGACGAATCTCAACTAGAGACTTTTGCTGCAAGATTAAGAGACAACACTACATTTGCTGGTACTCCAGACCAGTATGACCCAGCAGATGTATATTCCGAAGGAAAAATTTCTACCGAGGCAACACTTTTAACTGGTGGTTCTATTGCAGCGGCATCTCTTGAAACTTCAGTTAAAAGTTTCTATGCCATCCAAAGCACTTCCACATTAAACTTTGGTGATGTTGGATTCGGAACTAATGAAATTATCACTGGAACTGATATTAGTAATGCTTTCCCAACTTCCCCAACAAATGCTGTTCATTTTGGATTTCCCTCTGGTGGTGGAGTTGCTGCAGCAACGACTAGATATAAATTAATGGTCGGAAACAATACCGGCGATTTTAGATTTGAAATTGCAGAAGCATCTATTAAAACAGTTGCATGTGAAGGAACCTCTGTTCCTGTAGCAGATACAGATTCAGATTTAGAAAATATTTTATATCAAGCAGTATCAGGTGTTCCTCAAGCAGGTCAAGTTCAATACACATATAATCAAGTAGTGTATGGGGGAAGCGCCGCAATTGATGCATTGAGAGCAACAGGGCAAGGTGCTAGATTTGATGTTTATAGAACAAAAAATGAAAATAGATATGTAGTCAAACTCGATGCTAGAGGTATTTCATATAATATTGGAGATACTTTTACAATTGATGGCGCAGATTTAGGTGGTATCTCTTCTACAGATCCAGCGGGACACGTTCTTACTTTAGACAATGCTACTCTATCTGGAGGAACCGGATATACTGTAGGGACTAATATTGCAACCACTGGCGGCGCAGGAACTGATTTAACAGTTGATATTATTTCCGTTGACTCAAATGGTGCTATTACAGAACTCAGAGTTAATAATGGTGGTTCTGGTTACAATTCTGCTGGAGGAGAATCAGTAAGTATTTCTGGAGGAACAATTGCAGCAACCATAGAAACTGAAATTGTTGAGCTAGATCCAACATTAAATAACAACGATTTAATTATCCACGTTGTTGCAAATGACAATAGTGGTGATGGTATTGGTAGAAATAATGACTACCCTGTACTTTTCTCCAACTCATCTGCATCCGCAGAAACATTAAGCGTAAGGATGTTCATCCGAGACGTAACTCTACCAGCAAATATATCTTACGAAACAAACGATTTATATACTTTTAATTCAATTAATGACATTGATTATACTATTCCCAGTGGTGGATTTGATTCCGAATATATTTTCTCCTTAGTCCAAACAACCGGACCAAATCCATGGCAAAATTTTGGTGTAGTAGCACCAACGGATCCAACTGTTGGTTCCACAACTATTGTTAAAAATAGATTACTTGGTGGTTCCGGATTTAGTGCTACAGCGGGATTCAATACAATAAAATTCCCAGGTTCTTTATTGGGTGGAGTTGATGGGACAAATGATTTTACAGTAACTATCAATACAATTGGTGGTGCCACAATTCCAACTTTGAACTTTAACGCTGATAATAGTATTAAGAGAAGATATTATGGTTGGGAGTTTGCAAGAACTATTAATGGAGAATACTATGGTCGCCTAGCAATTCTTGTTGATGACGAGAGGAGAGGTGGAACCGTAACTATTGAAGGTATTCCCGGAGAATTTGATTATACAAATACCGGAACTAAATTTAACGGATATACCTCTTCCACTAATGTAAATGCAACTGCAACTACACAAGCTGGATTGCAATTATCTAGAACCATTACTGGCATTGTTAATAACACTCCTGGCGCTAGCACATTTACTATTACAGTTTCAAATCCCGTTGATAAACCAGCTCACCCATTCTTTGTTGGTGATGAAGTTTATTTTGACGAAACAAATAATTCTGATGGTTCTTCCCTATCTGGTCCATATGTGGTAAGAGAAAGAACTAATGCTACAGAATTTGTAATTGGTGTCTCTAATGCAGCAAATCTACCTACCGCTAATTGGATTACTGGTGGAGATGTTTATAAATTCTCTGAATCTAAGACTATCCCTGTTCAAGCAACAGTCGGAAACATTGTAATTAACCAGGGTGAAATTACAGCAATCTATCCTAATGATTGGGTAATTGGAGCACCAGGTCCACAGGATTACACTAGTGGTTGGACATCATCTGGTTCTAAATTAAGTTATGATGATGTTTTTGTTCTAGATACAGGTTCAGATACACCTTTCTTACCAGAAACAACAATCACATTTACTATTACAACAGGAGTATTGATTACCAGAGCTGGTCTTACATATAGTAGTGCTGGTATTAAAGAAGAAGGTTATCTAACTGGTAGTGCATTGGGTGTTGACTACAAACCATTTGATGAAACTAGAACATTAGAGCAAAACCAAGTTACTTATGATCCTGAGTTCTCAACTACTAACGAAAACTTATCTCTATTAAGAAGAATAACACAAAGAGTTGATACAAATCCTGTTTCTGGAGCACTTGAGCAAAGCGATAATTTTGAATTCAATGATAACGTTATTAGTTCTCTTTATGTTAATAGAATTCAAGATTCTAGAGCAGCAAATGGTAATAATGAATTGCTATGGAGATTGATTTGTAAAGTTCCTAAGGATGGATATAATAATATTAAGTTAAGAGCACCGGAAGGTAAGTTTATTATTCACCTTAAGGATCCTGGTATTGGATTTGGTGATGAAACACTAGACTATCCTTTTGTCTATGATTCTGCCCAAACAGGTATCATTAGAAAGTTCTCTGTAGAGACAGTAGGTACAGATGAGGTGGCAGCGTCACCATCTACTCAAGAATTCAAAAAGAGTTTGAAGAGAGGTGGAAACGGAACCTATACAGATTATGCAGAACTTGACATCGGTTCTGGTGTTGGTGGAGAAACTTTAGTACCATCCGATGCTACATTTACTGTTGCTAGTGGAGAAGTATCTCTTGTCAATCCAGGAACAAATTATAATAAGGGTGATAAATTAACTTTACCTGGCGGCACAGTAATTATTGTTACTGAAGCTGTCACAACATATCCTAAATCATTCTTCGTTAGACAGGTAGAACCAATTGTTGAATATGAGTACAACGTGAGAGATGGATACTATCTACTCACTATGTTAGATGGTAATATCTATGAGGAGTATGACCCAGAAACTGACACAGTATCCAACAATGATAAAACCATTATCTATGGTAAGCAGCGTCTAATTGGTCTTGAGGATATTGACCCTGTTGATGGTATTGCTAATGAAGTTAATCACCTCAAGCAAGATGGTTCTGACCTTATCGAGAAGAACAGACTATTCATCCAAAGAGAATGTGCTGGATTTATTCTAGCAGAATCTCAAACTGGTGAGCAGTTTGCTGGATTCAATAATCCAGATGCCGATAGATGTTCAAGGGACGTTGGACACTTAGTAAATGCTATTGTAAAAGATTTGAGATTGAGTGGAAATAGCACTGTCATTAACAACGGACAGTATTATTTCTCTGCTGGTACTCAACAGTTCATTGAAACTGAACTAGCACAAACCAGAGCAACATTTGAATATGCTAAGAATCTTGCAGTTGCTTCGATAAGAAACTGGTCATTCTACGAATTAGCAACAGCGGTAACACCTAGCACTGGTGCTGGTGGAGACGTACTAACTCTAGAATCTGTAGATGGTATTGTTGAGGGTATGGAAGTATATGAAGCAACTGGTATTGCTGCTCTCCCATCTAATGAAACTGAATATAACACTGCTCAAGCAGCAACTACATTCATTGGATATACAGGACGTGTTGATAGGTCAGCAAATACCGTTCAGGTATTTGATATTAAAAATAGGTCCGGTAGATTTGGTACAGGTTCCCCATCCATTGCAAATCCAGTCTTTAGATTTGATATGGCACAAGGTATGGGTGATGGAGATTGGAGAACAGAATCTGATACTCCACCAGCAGAGCATCTTATTCAACCAGTAATTGACAACACTGTTATTGTAGATTATGACCACGCTACTGGAGAATGTCAGGATGTTGTTTCTGCTGTAAATGTACTTTACACCATTCATGATGAAATTCTACAAGCAACACCCGCTGATGTCTCAGCTGTTGCTGCAACAGCAACATTTACATCAACTTCATTGTCTGATGGAGAAACAATTAGAATCTTTGGCGCTCAAAATCCAGCGTTTAATGGAGAAGATATTGTAGTTACCGATGAGGGTGCAAACGTATTCAGTTATGATCTTGCGGTAACTTTCTCAGGAACAGTAAACGATAAAATTCTTTACTATCCTTCCTCCGTCAACTTTACTGAACCCACCAAAGCATCTTATGATACTGAAGAAGTAACCCTAGAGGGTCTTGGATATAATCAAAATATTAACTACCTATATCCAGAGGCAGACTTAGATAATCCCAAGTGGAATCCAAAAGCATCTGTTTCACAATATAGAAAAGATGTTGGTAACACCATCATTAGAGATAATACATTACAAGCGGACGAGTATCAAAGAGTCAGTCAATATTCTATTACTTCAGAGTCAACTAAAAAAATTCTGAATAGTATTTTGACTGGTGGAGCAAATCCAACAACAGGATATAATATAAGATCTTATTCAGAGATTGACTTAGATACCGAATTTGAACTATCTTCCTTTGGAGAGACAGAGGTTACGGATACTATTATGGAAAATCCATATGGATTTGAAGATAGTAGAAATGAGTACGGTGTTCCTAAGTCCGCAGTCCTAGAGTTTACAGCACAAAATGTTCCTATCTTTACTGACAGATGTATCATTTTTAATAAGGCAGTTCCTGTCTCGTTCTACAGACCATCTATTATCCGTGCTTCATCTCATACTTGGGAATATGTGGGATTTGGTCCAGGTAACTACTCAACTGGTTTACCACAGTTCCAAGACATTACACTAACTCAGCAAGAAATTGTTAACTCGCAAACTATTGAGCGTGGTGGTGGATTTGTTGCATCTTCTGGTACTAACTCCACAGGTGATTTCTATATTGGCAACCAAGTTATTGATGCTAAAGGAAACCAAAGCAACACACTTAATTTCCCAAGACTCAAGACATCTGCTGAAAATAGACTAATTGATTATACTAATCTTGATTCTCTTGCCGCCAATAGTTCTACTGCTTCATTCAACCCATCAACATTCTCTGCAGTTCTAACAAATGATCTGCAAGCGATTCAGGAAGCACAGAGAAACTCTTTCAAGGCATCCAACATTGAGTCTTCAATTCTTACTGCTGGCACAATTAAAATTAATAACAAGATTAGCATTTCAAATAATGTATTTGAAAATGAAGAGAACTTCCCAGTTGCAAGGCAAGACACTTATGGTTTCTCCAAACGTGCTCCAATCAACTGGTTCAATAATGATCCAGCAAGTGAAGCATATCAAGCACTAGATGATTCATTTATATCCCCAACAGACTTGTCTGATTGGGCGAATGTCAACTCCTTAATTCCATCTATTCCTGTTGCATGGAACACAGTTTATAAGACAGTAACTTTTAATGAAGTTTCTAATGTTGGTGATGTCGATATTAATGATACTTTAACAAAATCTGTTAACTTCAATGTATCTGGTATTGACCCTATTGATGAGAGATGGTATGACGCCGTTACTGATACTATTTCCATTCCTCTTGGTACACCAGTTGACACAGTTAACAACACTACCTTAGCTACATATGATGGTAGGGCGGGACAAATTTATATTAGTTTCTCCTCCACAGTTAAAGCAGCATCTATCATTCCAACAAACATTTGGAAACCTCTAGAAAATACATGGACTGGCGTTAGCCCCGTTGATGGTTCACCAACCACATTTATTCAAGGAGATAGATTTGTAATTAGTTATTACATAGCAGCGGGTCAAATTATTTACTCAGTCAGTACACTAGACGCATAATATACAATGGCAGTACCAGTTAATTTTTTACGCAATAAGAACCCCAATTTTAATCTTAGGGGTGCTTTAAAAGTTAATGCAATTTTTGCTACAGATGATGCTGTCGGAACTGAACCGTTTCAAGGATACTTAGCGGATAATACAGTTGTTACTAGTTTTAATGATGCTCTAATCGAAAACAATATTGGCGTAGTAGACACTGATGGTTTCAATATTGTCCAATCAAATAGGTTTGCTTTCACTACTATGAGTGAGGGTCAACGTATTGTTAGGCAAAATTTTGTTAGGGTCACATTTTCATCTCCTATTGATCCCACCAACGGCACTTTTAATAGTGGAGATTTGATTGAATTCGAATCTAACTTAGAACCATTTGGTTCTTTGCAACCACCATCAAGCGGAAAACAATATAGAATATACAGTGTTGTAAGAGAAAAAGATATCCAAATTGATGCTGTTAACAGTATTACAGATAATTTGAATGGTACATGGACTGTTGTATTAGATACTGACTTTAGAGAAGACCTCCAAGAATATTCACCACAGACCAGTACAGGTAATAATTTTAATGATGGTGATAGGGTTGTAATTTTTGGTAATGCCCTTAATTCAGGCGGTGCAACATCTTTAAACGGAACATATAGTTTAGATGCGGTAACATCAACCTCAATTACATATACAACAACATCAGATCCACTAAACGGTAGTACTGTTTCTTATACAGGAAAATTATATAAAATTACTAACGAATTAATTTTAATTGAAACACTTCGTGGTGTTGCTTCTCCAGTTTCATACAATTCCGGAACATCTGTTGTTAATGTTACTGGAGTTTTATCCGGATCTATTCGTTCTGGGCAAGAAGTTACTGGAACTGGAGTCCCTGCAGGAACTATTGTCATATCATACAATAGCGTCACAGGTGATGTAAATGTTTCTAATAATTTTACAACTACTGTTGGTGGGGGAACACTGACATTTGAATTACTAGATTCACAAACAGATGTTGTTGTTCCAGTTGGTGCAGTTGCTGCTCCAGGTTCTGCTCAGATGTTTATTGATGCCGGAGTGGTAACAGAATCAATTACAGTTAAGACTCCAATTAATTATTATGTGTATGGTGATACCAGATTAAAATATTTTTGGTCTTCATATACACAAGATGGAACATTTAACGGTTGGACACAGAATGTAAATCCTGATGGATTCCAAACATTATACGAAGGTGGTACAGTAGGATCAGGAACTACCTTACAATTAATTGGTTCGGACCCAGCATTTGCTACTGAAGATACTTTCAATAACTTAATTAAAACTCTTGGATTTAATAGATCAACCGGACTTGCTGGAGACTATAGTCCTGTTGGTAGGTCAGCACTCCTTTATATTTCAGCAACTGATTCTCAAGGGGACACTGGTGGCGGTGGTGGACCAAAGAGGGGAACATCTACACCAGCATATACGGTTAGTGAAACCATAGATTATTTAAATCAAGCTGGTGGATATTGGATTGGTGTTATTGGTGGTTCATTATCAAACGGTTGTCAGAATGAAATTCAAACATTTAGACAAGATACTACTGATGGAATTTCAGGAGATCCTAGAGGATTTATTCCCATCAAAGGTGAAGTTACCAGTGTAAGAGTTGGAGTTCCAGTAGAAAATATTTTTTATGAAACTGTTGGTCAGACAATTAATACGGTTGTAGTTCCATCGGGTAGTGTTGTTGTACAAACATACTACGACCATGCTCTCGGTTCTCCAAATGATGCGTTAAGAATTAGATTTAAAAATAATACAAATGCTCCATTTGATGTTAATGGTCTTAGAGATGTTGTAGTAATTAGTGATAATCAATTTTATTTTCCATTCCCTGATGATGTTGGAACTTTATCTAACGTTACTGATTATGACGAATGTGGTTATATTTTAAACATTACTACTTTACTCACAGTACCTGTAGGATTTTATAGAAAATCAACATTTGAATACGTTGATTCGACAACATTAAATGATAGTAGAAGTGTTGTCGCTACTGGAGATGGATTTACTTTATCCCAACCACCCGGTGTTGGATTTGATAGGAAAGAAATATTAGTTACTATTGGAGTTACTGAGAGCACAGGAACTTTACAATTTTTCTCGATGTATCCTGTTGGCGATTTCTTCTCTCTATTGCCAGAAGGATCCAACATTCCATATTTTGCTTATCCTCTAGTTGGATTAGATGATATTAAATTTAGAATAAAAACTACTAACGTTGGTAGTAATGAATTTATTACTGTTAGAGATGCAGAGACTACTCCCAATGATTTACTAGATCCTGGGACAACAGAAGTAACTCCAAGAACAGAATTTCCAATTGTTTTATATCCAATTGAATATACTGCAAATGTTATTGCAACAAATAGTTCAACTGAAATTGTTGTTGATACTTTAGAAATTTTTGAAGGGAATGGTGCTGATGGTAGAGATTTTACTCTATTAACAAATGGTGGTTCTACTTATGATGATGGTACTGGCGAAGACACTTTCTCTGCCAGTAATGTTACAACCACAAACACCAGTGGAACTGGAACTGGTTTGAAATTTAGTATTCAAGTTGTAGCGGGAGTCATTACCAATGCAACAATCGTTGATAGAGGAAGTGGATATCAACCAGGAGATACTGGAACCATTGACGCTGCTCCGGGTGGTACTGTGGGTGTAGGGAATGAGGCGACGTTCTTAATAAAATCAATTGACGATTCAACTTACGCAGGTTTGAATTGGACTCTTGAAGTTATAACCACACCATCTTCAGATAACTTCTTCACACTTGGAGACAACTGGACAAATCCATCTATTTTGTCATCTAAGACTCAGGTAGAAGTAAATACTATCACTGAGACTGGAGGACAATATACACTTACTTTATCTAAACCTCTAGTTGGTGCCATAACCGGTTCTGAAGTTGCATTCTGTTTCCCCAATGACTTCAGAAGATTAAATGTTTTCGTAAAACCTTCCAATAATTTTAAAGACATCAATGCTGAAGCTGCTATTGGTGCTGGATTAGTTCCAGCAACTTCTGATGCTTCAATTACATTTTCTGGTTATGGATATGGTAAAGGTGATATTTTAACTCCAGTAGAAGTTTTCAACTTACCGGCAAGTATCAGCACTGCTGTTTGGACTAGAGATACAGAAATTTCCCAGGAAGGGTTTTTAGTTACCGGTCAGTCAGTTGGTACGGGAGGACCATTTAATATTATTAATGCAGATGGAAATTTTGAGGGAGAGGATGCGTCATTTGAAATTACACCAACCCCAATCGGTTTGTATAATGTTGTACTTACAGATCCCGGTTCAAATTTCCAAGTAACTGAATCCATAGTAATTGGAGGATACTTGTTAGGAGGTTCCAGGATTCCTACGTTTGCTTTGACATCAGACAAAGTTATATCAGCAACCTTGACTGACCCAGGAACAGGATATACTCCATCATCATCTTTGACTGACGTAGCGACTACTCCAGATTTATTTAACAATAACGGAGATGGTACATTATCTTTTAATTTTACTACAGATGCAAGTGGAATTATTAATAGTGGCCTTACAGTTAATAACGGTGGTAGTTCATATGAAGTTGGCGACACCGGAACAATTGATGGTGGAACTGCTACATATGAAATTACTGCTATTGACCCAGTTGCTAATACCGGTGCTGGATATACTCCAGATTCAGTATTTACAAATCAATCCACAACAGTTCTTACCGGAAGTGGAGATGGTACACTAACATTTGACTTCGAAACTACTCCTGGTGGTTCTATTGATATCAATACTTTATCAATCAACACTCCCGGAGATGGTTATGAAATTGGAGACCTTGGAGAAATTACCGGGGGAACTACAAATGCTATTTACGAAATTCAAAGAACAGAAAACGATTGTGTTATCAAGATAACTGAAATTATTGACAACTCTAATGTATTGGTAGAAACTGTAGATCCACATGGATTTGTACCAGCGTTAGGTAGAACTACAGTTGATATTTTGGTAGAAGGTGTAGTGGCAACTACATCTGCAGGTAGTTTTAATGGGAGAAAAGTTGCTGAAATTATAGATGGCAGTACATTAAAATTTGATCAAGCAGTTGATCCAGGAACATATATTAGTGGTGGTACAATCTTCAATGTATCACCAGATGTTGTTAACGATACTTTTGCTTCATTTAAAAATGAACTATTTTTAAATATTAATGTAACTCCAAATAATCCATCTTATCCAAAAATTGTTTTTATTGATTCAGTTTCATATGCATCACCAACTGTTACTGTAACTACCTCAACAGATCACAAATTTACTAGTGGTGAGAACGTACAAATTTCAGGAATGAATTTTACAAGAGTTGGTGGCGAAGAATTAAATGTGGGTAATGTTGAAATTACTGTTACTGCGTCAAATCAATTCACTTATGACCTAAGTCCATTCCCATCAGGAAACTTAGGTAATCACATTCCCGGAACTGGACAAGTTACAAATCCATTTGCTAAAGTTCTTGGTGGAGTATACACAAAAGATTTCTTTAGAATTGTATTTGTTAATACATCAAATGTTAATGTTCCTTTAGTTGATGATAATTTAGATCCAGTTCCAGGTGAATTTATTGAACCAGATAAAACTAGAGATTTTTTAGTTAGAGATATTAACTTTAAACAAATTTCTAATGACGGTAATGAAGTTACTGATGGACCTAAGCATGATTTTTATATCACCAACTCAAACCAATTAGCGATTATTGCTAGGGGCAAAAATAATATAAATCCGGTTGTATTTACAAATATAGATTATCTTCCAGAAACTTTAGAATTTGAAGTTACCACTAATGTAGATCACGGACTGTGGCCAGGAAATTATTTTGATATGATATTTGATGGAAACAATCAAGTTGGTGGGGTTGGTTTAACCGCGACAAGAGAGCAAGAGTACATACCAGGAACTAATGAGTATAACGAAGTCAGTCTCAGATTAAGTAGCACAGTATTCAGATATAAAGTATATTCTGCTGGAAGAGATGAGACTAATTATAGTACCGCTCCAGGTGGAGATCCAAGAGATACCAGCGACATTACTGATGGTGGTGATGGACTAGGAAGACTAGAAAAATTTGTTGATGTTGGAACCGGTGATTTTGACACATTTACAGATCTTGATGGAACTGTTGCTACTAATTTAATTAAATTTAGTGGTCTTAAGGGATTTCCTGGGGTTCAACCAGATGAAGCATATTATTTGGTAACAACTGATGATGAAAGAACTGGTGGGGAAGCTACTCAAATAAGATTACAAATTTCCAATCAACGCTCTGGTAGTCCAATCTCATTTACACTAAGCATTGTTGGTGCTACTTATAATAGATCCACAGAAGAGGCAAGAATTGATGTGAGTGGTTTAACTCCACATGGACTTGTTGCTGGAGACACAATAAGAATTAATGGCGTATCTTCCAATGACTATAATGGTATCCAAACTTTAGCATTCGTTGTTTCACCAACTAGTTTTACATATTCATTGCCTGCTATTTCTGGTATTGCTGATACAACAAATGATACTTTTACAAAAGATATTATTAGTGGTACTACAGATCACAACCAAGTATCCAAAGCAATTAATGGAACTAGCGGTACTAATATTATAGAAATAAGAGCAAGAAATAATCGCACAGGATTTGATGGAGACCTCATCGAAGGTATGTTAGTTGATCCCAGCAATAACCTTTCCGCAATACCAGTGGGAAGTTATATAACAGATACTACACTTTTAGCTAGTCAGGGACTTATAGAAATTAGTCAAAATCTTACTGCTAATATTGGTGGAGGAAACACTCAATGTTTATTCCAAGCTGGTGTACCTATTACAGTTCCTGGTGGGCAACAAGAATATGGTGCTATTGCTTTAGCAAACACAGGAACTTTCCCAGGGGCAGATAATGTAGTTGCCGGACAAACTGTTAGTGGAACCGGAATAGGAACAAATGCTAAAGTTTTGAAAGTTGTCTCTTGGGATGATCCAAATAATCCAGGAATTAAAGCTTTTGCTGTGGTTGATAAAGTACATACACAAGCATTGAACTCAGCAAACACTTTTACATTTGAAGATAACCAAGCTGGAGGTAGAAGTGTTAGGGTAAGAGATGTAACAGGAGGCATCCCTCAAGTAGGTGCTGAAATTGAAACTGATGGTGGTTCAGGAAATGTATTCTCTGCTGGAACACTGATTATCGATGTAACTCCATACAGTATAGGAGGAGTAGATGGTTATGTGATTGGTGTAGATAGTGATTTACTTGTTCCATTTACGAATCAAACACTTAAAATATATCCAGATGAAAATCCTACTGTTAGTAGCGCAACAGTTAGTCCACTCACAACAGAATTTACTCCTGATGGTGTTAATCCGGCAACTCAACCAAGTGCAGAAGATTATATTTTAGACCCAACTGCTATATCAGGTCAGTTGCAACTTACTGCTGATGTTGTTGGTTGGGACCATGTAAGTCTTGCTAGAGAAACTGGTGGTGCTATATTCTTCCAGTTAGGATTCCCATTACTTTGTAGTGGAACGGTAAATCAAAACACAATTACTATCGCTGGTGGGCAAGACTTTAGTGATTTAACTGCTCTAGTTGGTAGTTTAGGTGCTGATACAGTTGGTGTTTATGGTGAGGGTATTGCTCCTGGTGCTACCATTAACAATATAGCAGGAAGTGTAATTACTTTATCTACCGGATTTAATAATGTCACCACTTTCACTAATGAGTATGTAGGGTTTGCTCGACCAAATAGTGTTTCTGTCTTTCCTAAATATACCAGTGAGTTCGGTAGAATTCTAGGCAAAACATTTGCTGAATGGTTATTTAAAATTGCTTGATAAAACTATGGAAACATCTAAATTGCGTGAAAATTTTGAGGCGCAACTAAAAAAAATTAATGATACAATTCTAGGTATCGAAAGTGATCTAGAACGCGCCAAAGAGTACAAGGCGAAACTTGTAGGTGGCATGGAAACTCTAGATTTGTTGGAAGGTAAGGTTCCAGAACCTGAAGCTTCAGTGCCAGCGGCAGAAGCAGCAGAGTAATATCCACCCTTCCTAAATAGTTTGGGAAGGGTATATTTTCTATGGCAACTGCAGTACCAATTAATCTGACCGTAGAACAGGGAACAGATTTTAGTGTAGAGTTTAATCTCCGTGATGAGAACGGGGATTACATTGATTTGTCTTCCTATACCATTGAGGCATACTTCGCTAGAAGTTTTACCTCAAGCAAACCAAAGTATAGTTTTGATGTCTCTGGGTCTGGTGCAAATCCAACTCAGGGACTGATTGCTTTGTCTTTATCTAGAAACATCACAGTTGTAGGAACAAACCAACCATCAACAGCAAGTTTGAAGGCTGGTCGTTATGTCTACAATGTGTTCATCACATCAGGTGGGGGTTCAAAAGATAAAGTATTTGAAGGAGTTCTAACTGTTAATCCAGGAGTTCTATGAGTAAGTATCAAGTCACACTCAGTAGTACTAGCAAGTATAATGTAACATTCCCTAGAACAGAAAGGAAAAAAATTGTTGAAGTTGATGATGCCCCTAGCATACTAGAAGCAAATCTAGCAAATCTAGATGATGTGGATGCAACAAATAGAGCAGATAATTATGTTCTAATTTGGAATGCTACTACACAAAAGCACGAATATGTACCAACATTTGAAGTGGTAGATCGTGCTGATGGGGTGGATGATGATGCTATAGACTACGGAACTTACTAAATAGTACTAGAAGTATTGTCTATAGGGTCAAGTAGATGGCAGCACCACGTTTACAAATTCGTAGGGGTACAGCAGCCCCATCTGGAGCAATTGGTTTGGCTGGAGAACCATTTGTAGATACAACTAATTCCAATATGTATTTCTCCACCTCCGGTACGGTGGGTTCTCAAGGAAGTGCCTTCGTTCATGTTGGCGGTGCTACTTATACTGCAAGAACGGATGAATTTTTAACTGCTTCAGTAGCATCTACTTCTGTTGGTAGTGTTACAATCAAAGACGCTCAGGCGAGCCAAAATTCAGTTACTATTGATGTTCCAGCAACAGTAACTACATCATATAACTTTACTTTACCAGCTGATGATGGAACAAGTGGATTTGTTCTACAGACAGATGGTTCTGGAAATACTTCTTGGGTATCACAGACTGCTGGATATACTGGTTGGAATATTAGTGATGGATCAACAACTGAAGCAATTACATCTGGAAATACCCTAACAGTAACAGGAAGCACTGGTATTGATGCAACTGTAACTGCTACTGATACTCTTACAATTGCTATCGATTCCTCAGTAGCAACATCTTCTTCAAACTTAAGTTTCTTTGCTGCCACAACATCGGCACAACTTGCTGGCGTAATTAGTGATGAAACTGGTAGCGGTGCTCTCGTATTTGCATCAACACCAACATTAGATTCACCTTCTGTTGATGATGTTATCTTTAATGGTTCCACATCTGGTACTACTACTGTATTAGCAACAGCAGTTGCAGGTACAA